GTGTCGGAGTGATCTCAAAAAACCCACCCCCCTTACTTAAATTGCATCTCTTGCATAATGCTTGAAGATTATCCATAGAGTCATCTCCTCCTAGCCTTCTAGGTATCACATGATCTACATGAGTGGCTTCTAATCCACATCTTTGACAAGTGTGCTGATCTCTTGTTAATACTCTTGCTCTTATCCTACGCCATAGCGCAGTACTACCATCATCTCTTAACGCTGATTGCTTAGCCATTAATGATAGTTATTCGCATTAAAGAATCTGAGAGCTGCGCATGGTGTGCCATATCGTACCTCGATATAGCCAAGTCCCCATCGCACTTGCTCATACTTGTCTGCTGTTCTTAGATACTCAGATCGTCCTTGTGGTATACCGTAATGACTACCATTGACAGCCTTATCATTCCATGCTGATTCTTTACCATACAAGGTTGCTAAGCATTTATATTGTTGTGTGTCTTGTAATAAATGAGCTGCATATTCTTTTGCTGAAACATATTGTTTTACTTCATCAGGTGCAGCTGCACTAGGAGCAGCAAACAGAGTTATCCCAATAGCCACTAGCACCGAGCGACCTACCCGCCTCAGCGGGTCGCTCTGAACGCCTAATGCGTTCTGCGTCGATAGCGTACCATTCATGTCAAATCCTTTCGTAAAAGCGCAGGTCAGAGCGCGTGTTGAAATACATGAAGCCCAAGATCGGGCAATATGCAATTACGCAATATCTGTCGTTTATTAGATAATTTGTACTTAGATAGATCCACTCCATGCAAAGCCTCTAAATCTGGTATTTGAGCAGTTCTAAGGTTTTCACCCTTAAACTCAGCCTGTTTAATGTCATAGTTAGTCCAGAAGTAATGACGTTGCAGCTCTACTGTTGGTTTGATAAGCACATCGTAATAAGGCTTAACATTCTCAACTACGTATTTCCCTTTAAAGTGAGTCGATAGCAAGATGATCTCCTGGTATAACTTCATGTCTGGATAGACTGCTTCTGTACCTCGATACTTAACCTGAATGTTAAATCTGAAACTGCTGTGAGATTGGCATGGAGGGCTAGACCAGATGTAATCAAACTCCTGGTAATGCTTCAATAGATATTCGTGAGCATCGCCAACAATTACCTCATCATTTGGATAAATATCTGCATAAACAACTGCAATATCAGGATCTAACTCAACTGCGGTTATCTGGTGCTCATCGCCCCATAATCGCCTATTCCCACCAATACCAGCATAAAGGTTTAGGACTCTCATTGATGACCCCATCCGTTACCTTTAAAGGATATTCCAAAACTGCCGTAAACTCTGCTCATTTGTATTCCACAACACATTGGCTGATGTTCCTCATGTATTGACTTTTGAATCTCCATAGTTATTTCGCAGCTGACACATTTGTATTCATAAACTGGCATGTTAAACATTCCTTTCCTTCAAAGTTCCAAGATCCGCACCCTGAACATCTGACTACCTCATGAGTTGGCACTACTTGATGCAAGATTGGCATGAGATCATCGACCCGCATAAATGCCAGGTATTGACCTACATCCTCTCCTTGTCCATTGCAACGCATAATGACTATTGGCAGTTTTCCGTTTGAGTTTGATGCAGCTTGTTTAATCCAGGCTAAAGGCTGAAAATCTGATCTGGCTTTTACTTCAATGCTAAGAGTTGGGATGTTGAGAATGTCCTCACCCTGCCTCCCAGCACCAGCAGTATCGGCATAAGCCCACCATTGCTTCAAGTATTCGGCTATGACCTTTTGAGTCCTATAACCTCGATGTTTTCGATGGTTTGTCATAGATGATGTTTATTCTCGCATCTATTGCATAACCAAACGACTAAACCATCTTCGCGATCATATTCATTCACTTGAGTAAAAGAATCACAATCTGAGCAGTTCATGACACCGCCATAACCGCTAAAACTATAGATAAAACCGTTCATTGGGCTTTTGTAAATGTCCTTATCCATTTATCGAATGACATTTCTTGCAAGTCCAAGTGGCATTAGCTGGTGCATCGGCATTTTCAATCTTTGCCACATGAGCAAGTATTACTTCCTCATTGCATAATTGGCATCTAAGAGTCAAGTGCATGAGATTCATCCATTGACCGTTTACCTTGACTTCAACAAAACCCATTTCAAACGCTCCTTAATTTCTGTCGCTCCCATTTACCAGATGATCCAAGGCTGTACCAAACAGTTGAGCATTTTGCTTCGCCTGTTCTTGGCGCATAAGTGCAGAAGAATCCGCCCCAGCCACGCCCATTCTTTTCGCCCTCTTTCCATGCCATTTCGCCATGGATGCATTCCTCGGTATTAGTGCCACCCAAAACATCCTGGATATTGGCAATAGCCTCGGCTGCGGTAATTGCTACTGGTTGATTAACATCACCATAAATTGGTTCTTTGTTCCAAGGATCAGCAGCTAGTGCTTCCTCTTTTGTTTTAAAACTTGGAACTTCTTTTGCCTTAGCAATATCTTTAGCGCTTAATCGTTCAACCTTTGCCATTTCCTCTCGGGAAGGACGAGGCTTGCCATCTGAGTGCTTTGAGATGCCTCCCGTATGAAGCGCTCGCCCAATCGCGCTGCTCTCGCAGTTTTCCACAAAACTAGTTGAATTAACACCGCGATCAGTACTTCTCTCCTCTGCGATCCCGGTGGCAAACGCAACGCCATCAAGGAAAGTTTTATATATGTACGCTTTAATAATGCATCGATCATCTGAAATTAACTCGATTTCTGTCGCAATGCGACCATCTGGATAAGCCTTCCAAAACTTCTCTAGTCGCTCATCAACTGTTTCATAATTTGCTAGATTAAACATTCGGTAATTCATCCTGTCCCATTAAGTAGTCTGTTTGTTCAGGCAAAGACCAAACCGATCCATCTGCCCATGTTTGTACTTCAATAGCGCAGGCGTTGCAATAGTGTCTGCGAACGCCGTTACTGCGGGGATGATTGCTTACTACTGTGTAACTAGCTGCTTTTTGTCCAAGTAGGTTATTTACACCGTATCGGACTTTGCAGTAATCGCACCAAACTCCAGGAGCAGACTTAATAACTGTCAAGGTCACTCCAATCAGTTGATGCAATCTGTCCAGCGAGCGCAATGTATGCTGCGCCGTCCTTGTAACTGTCTGCGTGGAGGCTTGTCTCTTGTATGCGTGAGATTTTGACAAGTGCCATGCAGATTGCGACTTCGTGAGGCTCGATGTTACGTTCAAGGTAGGCTGACCAGAGTTTGGCGATTCGAAGGTGATTGAGAGCTGCCAAGCCGTAATCTTTACCTCGGTCTGCGATGAGGTCTTGTGCTTCGTTAAGGATGTCATTAGCGCGCATTAACACTCACGCGCTGACTGTTCTTGCCAATAGCCAATCCTTCACGCTTGCCTTCTGTGAAGCCTTTGCCCCAGCCGACAATAAACCATAAAACATTAGCCAACATTAATAAAACAATAACTGGTACTTGTAGATCCATTTGATTTGCTCCCGTTCTTGTAACCTGGGTTGGCTACTGGATTACGGTCTCATACTCCAAGGACATTTACACGTTAATTTTGATAACGAAACGGTAACGATTTAGCCCCAGCGCTTGCCCTGGTAAATAAACGATCCGTCTTTAGGGTCAATCGGGATAAGTTCAGGCGTAAACCGCTTGCCGTGTAATGTGCCTACAACAAAGCCCATCTGCCAATTAGCATAACCCTTTGTATAGCCCATACCAGGGCTGGATAGATCAACCAGGTTGCCAACCTCAACTCCCCATACAATACGCCCGTATCGCCCTCCAGAGGCTTCTGAGTGTGCTGATAATCCGAGTCTGTGAGTGTGTCCTGATACAACTGATTTACCCATGCGTACTGCGCCGTTGAGGGCTGTTTGTCCAGGTTTGTTAGATAATGGGAAAGCGTCTCCGTGACAAGTGTGCCAACCTGGAGCAAAGTCAAAGCCGTTTGGATGGTACTTAATTCCAGCCTTGTCATAGCCCATAAACTTGTCATAACGCAGCTCCGGTAGATTCATAAATGCCGGGAGTCTGCGGGACAAAGACTTGTAAACTCGCGCTCCATGATTGGAGCCAACAACGTCAGTAACGCCAAGATATTCAAGAATCTCTAAAGTTAGTCTACGATCCTCGTCTATGTTGCCTTCTACCTCTTGCCAAGGTTGAGCAAAGCCTCCCAGTTGTGGGAGGTCGATCTCATCACCGATGCAGATGGTTTGGTGAGGCTTGTAAGCCCGTAAAAACTTGCCTAGATTCTTGACTGCTGCTTCATGAAAGAACGGTGCCTGAATATCTGAGATCCAAGCAATTCGTTTTACTGTCATTAGTCCTCGTCGTCGTCCTCGTAATCCCCAAACTTCTCGGGATCGATTGGGTCTGGCAGAATCCATCCTGGATACGATTGAACGTCGGTTATCATAAACAACGCTAAACCCTCGTCAAAACCAGCATTACGCAAAGATTTGTAATACTCATGTAACCCAATGCAGTAAGCATCGAGTTTTGAGTAACCTTGTTCTTCTAGCGCCTTGGTAGGTTTTCTTGCCATGTGGATAAGTGTCCCTTACTTCTTTAACAATTCCATCATCTGCTCTTGGCGTGTCTCTATTCTTGCCAATCGGTCTGCGAGAGATGAACCACCATTCGGCGTAAGAGTCCACAACCAACCGCGAACCAAATAACGCAAACCGCCAATAAAAATAGTAAGCGTCGAGACAATAGCGAGAATGAATCCCGCCCAATCATTAGCGGTCACCGTAATCCATACGCTTCATCTTTAGGATTTAGCCAACGCATGACCGGAGGAATTGTCGCTAACGCACCGGCATAAGCGATGTTCTTAGGGTCAGTTTCGCCCGCAGCTATGAGTGCAAGTGCAGCTGTTAGAAAGGCTCGTCCCCAACTTGCTAGCATCTTCTTTAGATCTTGTGTCATCTGTTCCTCCTAGTAATGGGATGTTAAAAAACTTCGAATCCGTGTCACCAGCCTTTGTAAAACTGATGTGAATGTGTTTGGTGTGTGGATTAACTCCGGTGTACTTGCGCCAGCGCCAGAGGCTTCGAGCGCTTGCAATCTTGTAATTAAAGATGACATAAGCAATTCGTTTATCTGACTTGGCTGCAATTCGTATCTGATCGGCAACGTAAGCAGCTGTGGAGGCTTGTTCATTGAAATCAGCATCGAGATCGATAGCGCGGACGTACCCTGTATCAGGGTCAGGATTATGATCGCTCTTCCTGGTTGAGTGTTTGGCGTCTCCGATTGTGCCGTCTGAGTGACGCTTTCGAGATGGATAAGCATCGTCTGCCTGTTCTCTAAGTTGGATAAGCGCTTTACTTAGTTTTGGTTTCATGAGAAAAGCAGTTTAGCCTCGTCCTCAGTAATGCCTAACTTGGCAAAAAGTTCAGCCTTTTGACTTTGCTTAAGTTCTTCAATTTCAGCCTTTTCTTTGCTTTTAGCAATAGCAGCTTCTGTTGCAGCAACTTCTGCCTTAGTAAAAGGACGGATAGTCTCTTGACCGGATTCTAGATCGATTATTTTTTCATTTAGCATTAGGCACTCATTCCATAGATGAACATTGTTCCAGCATCAAAATTAGCATTTGCAGATGCACTAATTGAAGTAACAGCAGCTGCTGCATCAAAGTAACCTGTGCTCGCATTACCAATTCGACCACTACCTCCAGCGATTCCAGTCGAATGCATTGCCATAATTCCTGCTGCACCCGTACCATAAATCATGCATCCGCCCATAAGAGTTTCAGCAGCGCCACCTGTATCACCAAAAATCCAACGGGCAGTTAAAGCATTTAACTGATTATTTACTGATGCTTCTGCCTGGATACCCACTTGGCGATAATTGCTTGTTGAGATTCCGTTAATTCGGATACCAATTTGTGATGCACTTGTGCAGGAGGCGCCATCGAGAATAACGAGAAGCGCTTGCTGGTTTGAAATGCCTGAAACTGTAACCGTTGCAGATCCAGTCAAAGCAGTACCGCCTGCATTAAGTAATGTCATAGATTTCAATCCACCGCCGGCAGCAGTCGCCCATGAAGGAACTCCACCATTAACGGTCAAAACTTGTCCAGTCGTACCGATGCCTAATCGAGTGTTTGTATTTGCACTTGATGAGCGATATTCGATGTCGCCTAGTGTCGTAGATGGATTTAGCGCCTTAGTAGTTGTATCAATGGATGTTCCCAAGCTGCGAATTGCAGCTGCGCCATCTTTTACAAGGCTAGTATCATCCGGGGTTGTCCACGAATAGTTGGTAGTCGTTGCCATTTTGCTCCTTTATCAGGCTACTATTGTAGCGTCAATCCATTGCAGGGTTGGGTTTAATGTGTTCCATTTTTCACCGATTGGCACTCCATTCCAGCGCATAGCCTGAAGGCTATAAGCCGTTGGAGATACCGTCAAAGTCAAGTACAAAGCGTTGTAACCAGCGCTGAAAGTCCAGCCTTCAACAAAGCCAGTAAAATCACCGCCATTAATGTTTGCTGGTAATTCCGTAATGTTCAAAGGCATACCCATAAACACATTTAGCAAGGAGTTTCTATCTGCGTCATCTATCTCAGGGTTTGAGATTGGAAAAGTAATTGACTTAAATTGAGGTTGAGGAAAGGCTCTCAAGGTTAAATAAAATTGCGCTTGTGATAAAGCGTCTGCTGTGTGTTCTAAAGATGTTTGAATTTCATAGGCTTGTTGTCCATAAAGAGCAATCGATTCGGCGCTGGATGCAGATTGTTGAGAATTAGACTTGTACTTTATGGTCACATTATTGCGGACATCGCCCGAGCGCTTAGAAGTGCGAATGCCACGAGCCAGAGCATGATTACCGGTTAAATCTACATATCCATTGGCAGTCAAGTACTCGCTGCGATGTGTGGAATCGGCATAACCGATTCGACCAGAAGCATCCTCGTAAAGATAACCAAGCCCAGAAGTTGCTAAGGATGAAACCAGGCTATAAATGTCAGTTAGATTGCTTGAACGCGAATGCAATTCATAATCGCCTGGACGGTCAATTTCGCCTAATCCATTGTTACCAGCGTTTGCCCAGGTAATGGTTGGATCGTAAGTAGCCCAAGTTTCAGCTGCTGGTACTGAATTCCAAGTGCTAAACAAAGCCTGGCTTAGAATTGTGTAAATCTGATCGCCATCAAAATCTTTACTCAAAACGCCCGTTGTAAGCGTTTTAGGCAGTTTAGACAAAGCACCCAAGGCAACTACCTTAATGCGCTCTGAAATAGCCGTAGATGAGGCTTGAGAGACTTCTACATCGACATCTGTGACATATCCGCCAAAAAGATTGACATATATTCCGGAAGAATCTTTAACCTTGATATTGATCTGGTCATTGATATCAATCTCGATCGGCGAAAGATCAAGGTTAATAATCTCAACATTGCAGTAACCTGCGTAAGGCTGAGAATAGATATCCTGGCGACCTGAAGTAATCGTCAAATTAGCAAGGGTGAGGTTTGTGTAGTCCCCTCCGCCATTGATCGTTACTTCCCATTCGGGAGTCCATTGCGTCATGCAATCAAAGCCGATCCAGCGCCACCGCCACCGCGGTATGAGGACTCGTTAATAATCTCTACGATCTGACGTGCTACGCCTTCCTTGTCCAAGGCTCCAGTTACGTTGATGTTGTAAACAGGAGCCATAGATGCAGACTCAGCTGCGCGGAATCGTCCTGCATTAAATGAACCGATTGAGACAGCAGATGCAACAGCAGTTGAAACTCCAGCGATTCCAGTCGAACCGTTACTACTTGTTGTCGCAGTTGTGCTCGTTGTTGTTGGGATTGATGGAATCGTTGAATTAGAAATTGTCTGACCAGTAGACATTGAGAAATTGCCAAGTGCACCGGTAGATGTAGATCCAGAACTTGAACCAATCTTAGGGATATAACCTATGTCTGAACCAGGTTTAATTAGGTTCACGCCAGTAATAATTTTATTGATTCCATCAATAGCAGTATTTAGTAAAGGTTTAATTGCACCCAATACCTTGCCAATAAGAGTTATAACAACTCCAGCAATCTCACCAACAACCTTTAAAGAATCTCCGATAACTTTACCGATAAGTGGCGCAACAAACTTGATAACTTCCCAAAAAGATGCAAATTCGTCTCGGCTATCCATAACAGCCTTTTTAACTCTATCAATAATTACCTTGACACCTTCAAAAATTGGCTGAACGACTTTCTTAATCGTCGATCCAACATCGCTAATTGTCTTACCAAAACCATCGCCCTCAGTAAGGCTAAATGCTGCGGTAAAGGCTTGAATAGCAGGCAAAGCATTTTCATTAATAAAACCTAAAAACTTGTCAAGAATTGGCAATAGAGCCTGACCAAGTGTTTCCTTGGCTTCATCAAATGCAACCTGGACTCTTGCAATTTTGCCTGCATAGGTATCGGCATTAGCAGCAGCTGCGCCACCAAACAATTCCGTAAGTTTGCCTTGAACCTCAGTAAAGGTCATGGTCTTTAATTCAGCAGCATCAAGTCCAAGTCCTAATTTACCAAGGGCTGAAGTATTTCCATCATATGCCTTACCTAGGCTGTTTGCGACTGCCTCAAGTGGCTTGCCAGTTGCTGTACTGACATCAAGAGCAATCGCCAATAAATCTTGTGCTTTTGTGATGTCTCCTGTTGATCGAACCAAGCGACCAAGCGCTGGACGGAGTTTGTCATCTGCAACACCGGTTGCTAAAGACATCTGAAGGATTGAGTCCTCAGTTGCTTTAATTTGAGCATTAGTAGCACCAGTTGCATTTTCAAGTGCGAGCGCTAATTGAGTCTGAGCCTGTTCATCTTCGATCGCAGCCTTAACTCCATCAACTGCCAACTTAGTTGCATAAGCACCCGCAGCTGCTGCTGCTGCTGCAAAGGCAATTCCAGCCTTTTTAGAAAACTCGCCTAATTTGCCTGCTGACGATTCAACATCGCCATTAGCAGATTTTAACTTTTTATTGAGATCATCAACATCGGCAAGGATGGAAAGTTTAAGGGTTCTATTGCCTGCCATTAATCCCACTCCTTCAAAATACTGCTAAATGCTTCTTCCCACTTACGAACTAAATCCGGTTGGATCTGTCGTAATGTCGGATAGATAAAGTAACCTGAATTGCCTCTGCCTTTGTTTGGCGTACGAGTTGGAAATTGCTTAAAGCGATTAGAACCAAACTCCATACCATAAAGTAAGTCTAAAGTTGAACCGCCACCGCTAAACTTCTGACGAGCAAAGCCATAACTAAACTCGCCAATCTTTGAAGTTTTACTTACCTTAACTCCATCTGCAATACGACGAGCAGCAGTCCCTGAAACCAAGCGAGTCGCTGCTGCGATCTTAATACGGTCAGCAGCGAACTCAGCAAGATTAGAACTTTCCTTTTTAGCAGCTTCGATGGCTTCATCTGACATACCTTTGAAAGCCCTGGTAATACCGCGTAAATCTGATTTATCATAAGCGATCTTGACATCATCTGCCATCCGTTCGCTCCTTTAATAAATCTATCGCCGTTAAAATATCGTCCGCATCATCCCAGTATTGCATCGGTATCCCCGTCTCTATTGCTAGAGATACGAGGATCCGCCTTATGCTTCCTGGCTGGTGGCTTTTGGGTTATCGTCTCCAACCGTTACATTAGCAACGGTGTCAGACCATATCTCGTAAGACTTAACAGGCTTTCCAGCGTTTTCTCGCTTATAAGCGTTATAAGCCAAAAACATAAGATCCCAGATACCAATCTTGTCATTAGCCTGAGAAATCGTGTTGCCAGTTGCCTTCTCCCACTTTGCCCACTCAGGAGGCTGAGCCGTGTAAGTTGCTTCGTCGCCTGAGTTATATGTAATTGTTATTGGTAGTTTCATCTTTGCTCCCGTTGATAGATTTTAACTAAATGTTTCGGCTGGTGTTCCAACTACTTGCAAAGCCCAAGTATCAGTCTGCGCTCCTGGAGCAGCGCCACCGATTGATGGGAATACTGGCAAGACGTTGCAAGCAAATACCGCACCTGTTGCAGCTGTTAAAGATACTGCAAGAGTTGTGTTTGGGTTTGTATCAGCTGCTGTCCACATTGCTTCAAATAAGGATGATGCAACACCCCAATCAGCAAGCAATTCAACATTCAGAGTCCAAATGTCATCTGTATGCTTAAAAGCCTTGCCGTCAAGTGTCTGATAAATATCGATTGTTGGGCTATTGACGAGTGTAACGCTAGTTGTCTGCGCATCGTAATTTACTGTTGCGATGGTCAGAATTAGGTCGCGACCCGTAATGACTGTTGTTGGCATTTCGGTTTTCTCCTTATGATGTCTGCGTATACCAAGTGGATACGCGTATGTCCGCGACTAGCAAGGTACTAGCGCCTACTGTTGTAACTGTTGGTCGATCAACTACCTGGAGATCATATCCAGCCGGTATAACCGCCACAACACTTGTTATAAGTTGCTCGATATTATCAAGCGATGCCGGGTTACTGTTGTAAGCAACGCAGCAGGTTATTGTGTAATTTAACTTGCATCGAAAGGTACTCTTGCCAATAGTCTCAAACTCCATGTATGGAGAATCCGGAACGACTACAACCGCAGGAGCCGGGATCTGTTCTGGAACGTAACTGAATACGTTAGCAGCAACGCCGGATAATGCGGTAGCAAGAGGAGTACGAACTGCTGAAAGTATTGTGCTCGGCATTATTGAGCCATTGTTTCAACGTCGATGTATGGTCCGAGTAATCCGACCACACGATTAAACAAGCTGCGTCCCATACGATAAGGAGACGGAGCAAAATCTACGCCTTCAATCTGTCCGCCTGGAGCAGTACGAGATTGGAATACTTCAACTGAAACTACGATGATTGCGGATTCGACCGCAGCAACGCCGACATATGTAGCAGCGCCTGTAAGTGTCGCGGATCCGCTAGGTATGACATTTCGTTCATCAACATCGGCATTAGTGATGTTTGCTGTAAATGTGTACGCATCAACATCATCATTGACTGTTCGAGTGCCGTTAAATGGTGTTCCGCATCCTGCGATAACAACTGATTGTCCTTCGGTAAACTCATGGATTCCTACTGTTGTAAAAGTTGCGACATTGCTAGTCAGCGAAACTTTTGCAACTGGTGATGCAAATGTTGTAAGTAAAGGCAAGATAACTGCCTCAGATGTATCAATGATGTCATTCAGATATGCGTCTGAATAAAGAGCAGACGAAACACCAAGCACGGATCTCAACTCTGACGCTGTGATAATACTTGGCATTTCATCCTCTCTAAACTGCTGGCGGGGAGATCGGGAGCAACCCCCCCGCCATGATTAATTGATTACGCTACGTTCAACTTACGGAACGCTGCTGGATAACGGTTTACTACGCAGACGTATCCGTATAGTCCGATCTCTACGCGACCGTTGGCTACGATGTTTGCACGTAGTTCGATACGGTTGCTCTCGTGGAAACGCATTGCGTTTGTTGGGTAAACAAGTGCATGCTTTGCGTTTGCATCGTCACCTGTGTAGTTAGGATCCACGACAAGTCCAAGTCCTGCGACTGTTCCTGCTGTTGAGCCCTGTGTAACCAAGCCGTTAGCGTTCATTGGAGCTGCTGCTGCGTATAGTGGACGACCTGTTGTGTCTACTGCTGCTGCTAGTCCAGCGAAATCGATACCATCTTCTCCGCCTGTGTTTGCCACAAGTAGACGGTTTGGTGTTGAGCGCTGTACGCCGAATGAGTCAGCAATACCCTTAGCGATTGCGCCGTAGATTGTTGCTGCTGATGATTGTGTTGCACCTTGTGATGCGATCTGTGCTGCGTATGCATCTGTCTTTTGTGCGTAGGATTCAGCCAACTCACGTAGATACAAATCTAGAAAGCCTGGGTCTGATCGGTCAAGCAATTCGACATTAATGATTCCAGCGCCTGCAAACTTGACTACGTTATCTTCTTGGAAGGTAACTGTTGTGTCTGTTGATGAGAACTCTGCGCCCTCTGCTGTTAGTGCAACTGTTGCCTTAGTTCCCAATTTTGGAGTAAAAACCTTCATTCCAGAAATTGGGAGTGCAGCTGTCTCGATGCTATCGATAAATGGACGTGAGTTATCGATAATGCCGATAACGTCCTTTAGGTAATTAGGTGGAACCATACCTGTGTTTTCAGCAACTGTTGCAACTTGTAGTGCAGCAACTAGATCGCGAGCATCTGCGTCACCGCGTGATGCATTGATCTGTGCCATTGCAAACTGACCTGCTGTTACATCTAGGTTTACGCGTGGATTTGTGTAAAATACTGGACGTGTTGTCGCAGCAGTTACATCTGACTTTGCAGCTTCAACCGTCTCGGTTGATACTGCCTCTGAAACGGTTTCTGACACTAGGTCATCTCCTTCGGTCTTAGGTTCCTCGATTTGAGGTTCCGGGGTTGATTCGCTTGCAGCTTGTCCTTGTGTTTCGGTTGCTGCAACCTTTTCCACTTCAGCACCTGGGATTGCTCCTTCAGTTACAAGTGAAACTTCGATTAGTTGTGATGCGCTAATAGCCATAATGCCCTCTTTATTGTCCCAGGCATTTACTTTAACGCCGACACTAAAATCTGAGCGCAAACCTGTTGCTGCTTCTTCTAGTGCGTCATTACCAGCAGTTGTTTTTGCGATCTTAAATGATGCAGTAATTCCTGTTTCATCTTGTGACCATTCCATCAACTTGCCAATAGGCTTTGTCATTTCGTGTTCAAGAACCAATTTTGTATTCTTGCTAAAAGTAATTGAGTTAGGAAGGAAAACAGTTTGACCAGCAGAAGTATTGCCGACTGAATCCCATTGAACGATGCGACCTGCAATAATGCGTGATTCTGCATCGCTTGCTGTAATTGTTACTGGCATTGTTATCTTCATGATAGCAAGTCCTCCTGTTGTCTGATTTCATCAACGCTCATCGCGCCAATTCTGTTTAGGATTTCGTAAACTTGTGCGCGCTCTAGTGGATTACCGCGTAGGAAGTCGTCTAATGCATAACGCACGTCGTTTCCTTGACCCACAAAATCCGCCATGGACAAACGTTGTTCGATGGCTGTCAAGATTGGACGTAGCGAGAAATCAACAAGTGAACGACGCTCTGAGATTGCATTTGAGTAAGTCATTGATGTTGTTTCAGAAGATGCGAAATAGGCAGGAAGCCCAGCAGCTCGGCATAGTTCCAAACTGACGTACATTCTCGCTTCATTTAATTGAAGTTTGTTAGGATCAATTCCCATTGCCTGCAATTCAACATCAGCATTTAGAAATGCGGTTGATCGTGTACTGCGGGCAACGCGCCAGGCTTCAAGCAATTTGCCAATACGCTCGCTGGTAAGATTTGTACCGTTTGACTTTAGAACCATCATTGGAACTGGCTCTTTTGCAAATGCTTCTGCTGCATTTTCTAATGCAACCGCAGCTCTAATTGTGCGACCTGCGCGAGATAAGAATCCTTCATCTAAACCATTGAACACAACAAGAGATCGAATACCCATTGAAGGAACAGCCATTCCATCTACTGAGTAACCGATAATTTCTGTGTTGTTTGCGTTTGTTGTATATGTAACGCGATCAGGTGAAACGCGTGTCCATTCCTGGATACGTCCATCTGCATACATAGACATTATTTGTCCATACGCCACGCCGTGAAATAAAAGATCCTCAGCAATAAAAGCATAAATAGATGATCCGGGAACGCGTGAATCAGGTTGGTTAATTACGCGATTGGGTTCAACTCGTACCCCGGAAGATTTAATGCGTTGCTCTAATGGCAACGATGCAACAGTCGAGCAAATGATATTGCGCGCTCTTGCGATTGTTGGAACTGCCATTGCTTGCTGGCGAGTTGCAGATGCCAGAGGATAAAATAAACTCTGGACTGAATTATTAAAAGGTGCTGGAGTCGCAGCTGCATCAACCGTAAGTCCTACGGGTTCAGGAGCCTTTGCGAAAAAATCTCTGAGTGCCATTAGCATAAAATTATAGCATAATCAACCCAACACGATATCTACTTCTGTGTCTGGTCGTGTCGCAAAGTGACTAACCATAGCCATTCCAACAGTTGCACAAATTGTAGCTGCTGAGGCTTTGCGTCCTAAGTACCAGCCTCCATCTTTAAAAGGCAGTTTGACCGCAGATAGCACTTGTTTGTTTAACTCGACTTGGTTGCCATGAACTAGGCGCTGGGAGGTAATTGCCGACAACATTTCATCGCAGGCTTGACCATAAATAGCGCCATCGATCGGTGTAGTCGGAATACCTGCTGGAATTAACCGAGAAGCAACCGCGCCGGCGGTTTGACGAGAATAGGCAACAGTTTCCACCGAGTATTTTCTTGCCCATACTGCGATGCTGTTAGCCAAGTCTTTATCGTCAATGTTTACTGGATTCGAATACGTTTCCAATAACACAACGCAGAATTTGTCCCCATCAAGTCTCTGCGCTGCCACTAACGCGGCTGCTTTTCGATCTGGTGATAGATCAATAGCCATCCAAGTCGGTTGCTCCCGATCCAGAGCGAGCATACCCTCAGACGCGCACTCTGTCCAACTTGACGGATTGATGGCTGGGTTGATCTGGCTCACCCATTGGCACAATAACTCTGTGCGAATAATAGACTCATCATCTGACATTGCTGATCGTAAATTGTCGATGTGAATTGTGTGTCCAAGGCTGGGGTTGGCTTGTTGCCATCCCGTCATATCATCGATTGCACAACCTGGTTCGGCACTCCATTCAAACCAGCCTATTTGATCATCTGAACCCGCAGCAGCTGCTAACCCGCGCTCGCGCATACGATTCAGGATTACCGAGTGCTGGTCTCCAGCATTACTATACATAATCGCCTGAGGATTCTTAGAAGCCATCTGAGTAAAACGAAGCGATGCCCAAACTTCATCGTCCTTGTATTCGCGTACTTCGTCAAGATGGATTACGTCCGGCGCTGCAATACCGCGAGCAGCTGAGTTATTGGCTCTTACCAGGTAACGAGTGCCATCGTTTAACTTGATCTCTTGGCTACCTTTAGTCTCGTATTTCTTTACAAACCGAGTCACAAGTTGTTCATTGGCTTGAATGATTTCATCAATCTTCCAAAAAATTTCAGATGAGGTTGTAAGTTTGTGCGCTGTGTGAACTTGTAGGCGCTCACCCCAGAGAAACATTCCAGCCAGGATTCTAAGCTGCATGAAAGTAGACTTACCATTTTGACGAGCGATGATTACGCCGATCTCATTGTGATACCAGCGACCGTCAGGCTTGACACGGTGCATCTCCATTGCGAGCAATTTCTGCCATGGGAGGAGTTTGAAAGTCTCGCCAGTCACCGGATCAATCAATTTCTCTACAAAGTCGATCATTTCTTGCCCGCGGGACGGTAAATCAACCGGTTTTGACCTAATACGGGGTTCTGTCGCCCCTAGGTAAGCCGTAGTAGGCTGTTCTGAGCCTGTTTGAGGGTTTTGAGTCATATCTAGTCGGAATCCTCTTGATAGTGGCTTATTGAGCCGTTTTTGGGGGCAAAAGATCCAA